AATATTATACGGATGGCCGCTTTTTGGAGCGTGAGGATTTTGATTTTCATTCCAAAATTACGACAATGCCATTTGGGTCTCACTATATATTGAGACCCAATATACAGGGGAGAGTTGTAAGAGCTGGTCAATCGGGTCCTCTATTTGGTCAACATGCATCCGAAACGTTTTCTTATTAATTCCAAAAATTATTTCCTCACTTATCCAAATTGCTCTCTTACAAAAGAAGAAGCACTTTCCCAACTTCAAAACCTACAAACTCCTACAAATAAAAAATTCATCAAGATCTGCAGAGAGCTCCATGAAAATGGGGAACCTCATATTCACGTGCTCATCCAGTTCGAAGGGAAGTACAAGTGCCAAAATCAGAGATTCTTCGACCTGGTATCCCCAACCAGGTCAGCACATTTCCATCCGAACATTCAGGGAGCTAAATCAAGCTCAGATGTCAAGGACTACATCGACAAGGACGGAGACACTCTCGAGTGGGGAGAGTTTCAGATCGATGGAAGATCAGCAAGAGGAGGACAACAGACAGCCAACGACGCTTACGCCGCAGCGCTTAACGCGGGAAGTAAGTCAGAGGCTCTTAGAGTCATTAAGGAACTAGCTCCTAAAGATTTTGTACTACAATTTCATAATTTAAATGCAAATCTAGACAGGATCTTTCAGGAGCCACCAGCTCCTTATGTTTCTCCTTTTTCTTTTTCTTCTTTTGATCAAGTTCCAGAAGAACTTGAAGTTTGGGCCATCGATAACGTTGTCGATGCCGCTGCGCGGCCCCTTAGACCTCGAAGTATAGTAATTGAGGGAGATAGTCGAACGGGGAAGACGATGTGGGCCAGATCACTGGGACCACATAACTATTTATGCGGACATCTGGACCTGAGTCCCAAGGTCTACAATAACGACGCCTGGTATAACGTCATTGATGACGTCGATCCGCATTTCCTCAAGCACTTTAAGGAGTTCATGGGGGCCCAAAGGGACTGGCAATCCAACACAAAGTACGGGAAGCCAGTTCAAATTAAAGGCGGGATACCGACAATCTTCCTCTGCAATCCAGGTCCCAACAGCAGTTATAAAGAATTTCTCGACGAGGAAAAGAACACAGCACTAAAGAACTGGGCAGTAAAGAATGCGATCTTCATCACCCTTGAAGGACCATTGTACTCAGGTACCAATCAAAGTTCAGCACAGGGAAGCGAAGAGACGCAACAGGAGGAGGAGAGTAGATCTTGAATGCGGGTGTTCTTATTATTTGTCTATCAACTGCCACAACCATGGATTCACGCACAGGGGAACCCATCACTGCAGCTCAAGCATGGAGTGGCGTCTATATCTCGGAAGTTCCAAATCCCCTATATTTCAAGATCCTAAGCCTCCCCAACCGGCCATTCACAAACAACATGGACATAATAACGATCAGAATCCAATTCAATTACAACCTTCGGAGAGCTCTGGGAGTGCACAAGTGTTTTCTGACCTTCCGAATCTGGACGACCTTACACCCTCCGACTGGTCTTTTCTTAAGGGTATTCAAAACACAGGTCCTCAAGTACCTCAACAATCTAGGTGTAATCTCAATTAATTCAATTATTAGAGCAGTTGATCATGTATTGTACAAGAAAATAGAAAACACCATGTTTGTAGACCAAACTTCAGAAATAAAATTCGATCTTTATTAATATCAATTGGTTACGGAATCATAGAAATAAATACGGATCTTAAGCGTAGCGTATACAGGATTTGAGGCATGGGTACATGCCATATACAACATCAAAGCATTCTCAGAATGATTCTCATAGTTCCCAGCCTCTTGCTGGTTATAAACAACATAATTATTAACCCTAACAAACTTCTTAACTAATGCCTGTTCCTTTGAGGCGTACTGTCCACCAGTAACAGTTGCATGCCACTTCCTCAGCACCTGATAACGATCTCTATGCATATTCTTCACCGTAGCAGTACTAGGCTCGTTGTCAAACATATTGAACACCTCTCCAAAATCTTGTGGCTTGTCAACAGGACGACGGTCACGAACAAGAAAAAAAATGACACTGTTCGTGTGATTCTTGGTCTTGATGTTCTCATCCATCCATATCTTGCCCAAAACATAGACAGACTTCACACAAAAACGCTTACCAACTCTATGGGTTAACCCAGTACCACGTGTAACATCACTAATGCACATGACCTTACCTATATGGACTACATCGTGTCTAGACTCAAACGACTGGACCTTACATGGACCCTCACAGCCTCTTGGAACATCAAGGCTTCTGTACATCCTGTACATTCTGGGCTTGCGGTTCATGGGCCTGTTCGCCCACATGCGAGATTTTGTGACGCGGACAGTGGGGACAACTGCACGGGTTGCATAAGGGCTGTCGAAGTTCAGACGCCGACGCACCTTCGACGCGGGGGTAGAAATGACGATATCGGCAGGACGCTTCGACATAATTCCTAGAACGCAAAATTGACATTAAATCGCGGATTAAATCGTAACCTAGCGTATCAGGGGAGTATTCTTCAGACAATTGTTGAAGATATTTGATAGCAAGCACGCAACGAAACCCGTGTTCCGTCTCGGGGAACTCGTTTAACAGTGGATCCCACATTTTTCAAACAGAAACTTAGGGACGAAGTACTTATAATAAGCGGGAAATTATTTAAGCTTTGAGCGCGCCATGTGATTGGCAGACAAGTGTTAGTGGCGGGACCCACAAAAAAATCGCGCGGCCATCCGGT